ACCGATTTTAGTTCACACGACGCAAATTAACACACGTGTTTATTAGATATAGTGGATAATGATTTGTGGACTAATTTACTACCTCGTGTATATAACACTCTCGAATTACCACAACGTTTGTATAAAGAAGTTATAGGAGCACTGACTAATAATACAACTAAATTATAATATAACATGATTTACAGGAAAAAGATGAGGAAAATTTTTACGGCAAGTATTAAGGGGACAGTTACATCCGGACATCCAACTCGTACTACTTTTGGAAACACATTGCGAGTAATACATTATTATAAGTTCATATTTTAGGAATTAGGAATAATACATTATAGGATGTTTGTGGGTGGAGACGATTTTTATTGCATATTGTTACAAGATGATGCTTATAAATTGCAGTAAAACATATATTAATATTTTTCAAGAAATTAAACAGGGATGGTTGGTTTAGGTCAATGTGTCAAAAAAGTTAATATGTTAGGAAATAAGGTTGATTTTTTATCTAAAATAGGTGTTATACATCCAAGTAAATGTTTTATATTCAGATAGTTTCCACGTATAGCATATTTGTAGAAGTTCTCTAGTTCTGCTGTTAAAGATTATGATACGTTAACGAAGGCTATGTGTTGCTCGTTTTATTGCTCAGGTTATGACTTTAGTTATGTATAGAGTATATGTAAATAATTGGGTGATTTACATTAGAACATGGATTTATATTAGACTCTATTAACTGTTAGTCAGTATATGAATATTCCAATTTCGAGAATGAAATAGATATCTTTGAACTTATTGTCGACCCCTAGTGGATACAAAGGAGCAGATTTTGACTTATATTTTGTATCTGGAGAAGTCGGAGATTATGAAGGAAAAGACAAATATTAGATTATAGGGGAAATATTAGATGTTTTTAACAAGAAGTATGACTGGTTGGACAAAAATATGTGTCAACCAGGGATTGTAGGAGGAGGATACAACGTTGTCACGAAAATTTCAGATATGTTTGATACTACTGGAGCTTTTGTTGATTTTCCAGGTTTGATTGACCGAGAAACTAAGAACGTTGGACTAATTGCTAAAAACGGAAATTAAAATGATGAACAAGTTACTAGTGTCGCTTAAACTAGTTGCAGCCTATGCATAAATGGGACTGTTTAATTAGACAGTAAGGAAATTTAAGAGGAGTAATTAACCTCTTTATATTTAAATCGAATTGGAAGGAAAGTCGGATCAAAAAGACCTAATAAGCAATAATAATAACAAATTAAAACTTATGTTAAGAAAGAAGTATAAAAAGAAACATAATAGTAGAATTAACAAAACAAACCTATAAATTAAAAAGTTAAGAGAATGAATTAAAGTAACGGAGCCGTAAATATTCGTAGTAAAAATAAATAGAAATATGGATAAGATAGAGATTAAATTTTATAAAATAAATTTAAAAATAATAAATATGCTTTAAGTATACTAAGCCCTTTTACTACTAAGGCTGTTAGAGGGCCCAATGATTTCTGTCAGCCTACATGCTTATATGAGTACAAATTTGTAGTAGATGCAAGTACAGGTGGTAACACCAATTTATAGATGGTTATATATCCACACAATCTGTATGGTACAGATGATGGATATTCTAATTACGGATAATTAATTTCTTCGGCAACTGGATTTAATGATGTACCTGTTAATTTTAATCCTGCTTATGGAGGAAATTATTTTACTTAAAGGTTCAACCATCCTATGGCATCATACCCTAGCTCTTAAAATGACCCCGAC